TGATCTCTTCCCGCAGACTGGCCAAAGTCTCCTCGGAAGCGTCTACCGTTTTTCTAACTCCCGCAAAGGCGCTTTCAAAGTCAATGGCCGTTTTAAGCGCCGCTCCTCCTACCGCCGCCAGCGGCACGGTAATGCCAGCCGTTAACGCTTTCCCAGCGTCTGTCAGCCTGTCACCGATAGAGGTTAGCCCGTCAAAGCTATCCTCTACCTGCTTTATCTGTGCTTCCACGTCTTTCATGGCCCGCTTAAAGCTGTCAATATTGGCCCCAATTCGGACAAAAATGTTACCTACCTCAGCCATTTGCACCACCCCGTTTTAAAAGCTCCTCAAAGTCTTGCCTTGCCTGGTCAACATCTTTCTTCACGTTTGACCTCAGCAGGCTTTTTAAGCTAGGCATTTTCTTCCGCCGCATGAGATTGGCCGTAACCCAGGCTTGGGCGATTAGTTCGTGATAACGTAGCTCTTGCCGCATATTGTAGCCTTCCACCAGCAAGCTAAACTCTGCTGGTGTCAGGCTCCAAAACTCTGCTATGCTCAAGCCTAGCGGGCCAGTAGCGGCCTTCAGGACTTCTTCCCAGTCCCACTTTTCGCCGCTGGCCCCTTCTTCTTTTTTCCCTCGCCGCCGAATGAAGCGGCCAAAGCCTCGCTGATCTTTTCCGCAACATACGTTAAATCCTCAGCCTTATCGGCCAGCTCCCCAGCCTTTTCTAGCGTTAGGTCTGGGTCTTCCCAAGACAAGCCCACCCATAAAAACACCCTCAACTCTTTCAGCCCCATGGGTACTTTGTTGATTTCCGATACTGAAACCCCCAGCGCTTCTTCAAGCTGAATGAGCTGGTTCATTCCGTAGCGCAGTTTTCTTGGCTTGTCTAGGTCTATCGTTACAAACGGTTTTGCCATCTTCTCACCTCATCACTCCGTCACTGTAGTCAGCGGCCCGACTCCCTGCAACTCCATTGTGTATGTGGAAACGTCATCATAGGGAAAGTCACGTTCTAAGCTCAGTACAATCGCCAAACCTTCCTCCGTAAATTGCCCTTGCTCTTGCAAGCGCACTTTGACTTTGCCCCGTTGCCTGATGGTCTGTTTTAACGCCTGTAGCGCCTCATCGTCTTTGATGTAAACCCCGTCACAAGACAAGCTCCAAGCGTATAAGGTCGGCTCCTCTTCCCTGGTGCCTGCTGGACTGCTTTTATTAGTCAAGTCCATCGTTTCCACTTCCTCAGTCAGTGTAGCGCCCCGCTGGCCTGCAACAGGTTGCCAGTCAGGCGTTTCATCATCGCCAAGATTCACAAAAACCAGCACATCCACGCCACGAACAGCCATTTATGCCACCTCCAATGTCCTAAATCTGAATCTAATGACCCCGTGCCTATAGCCCTCAGGGTCTCTCAACACATCAACCATGTCGAGCTGAGCCGCCACGACAAAAAACCCGTCTATGTCAAATGCGGCGTTTACTATCGCTTGTATCGCTTCGTCAATGATCCGTTTAACCTCAGCCATGCCAGGGTAAGCACTCCATACGTGCAAGGTTTGGGTGATCTCCATGCCAAGCTGTGGCTTGGTACTCCAATCCATGGCAGTGTCCTCGCCTATTGTGACGTATGGCATGGCCGCCCCATCAGGTACATCGTCATAGACTGGACAGCTTAGTGCGCCCCTCAGCCTGCTATATACAGCTCCCTGCAAACCTAAAAGTGGGGACTTCATTCGATAGCCCCCTTGATGGCTTTTTGTATGCCTTTCTCGAATCTTGGCCGCTCAGCCTCAAAAGCTGGGCCAAGAAATGGCCTTGCCGCCATTTTCCTGGTGCCGTGTTCTACAAATGGAGCGTATGGCATATGGGGGCCGATTTGTGCCGCAAGTCCCTGCTCATAAAAATCCACCGTGATGGAATTCCTCAGCGCCCCAGTATCGACTGGCGCACGCTTTTTGGCCTCCTCTTGGATTTGTAAAGCAGATTCGCCAACCTGGTGCTTAACGGCTTCCCGCACCCGCTTGTCTCGCAAGCTGATCTCCGCCACAGTTTCCTTTATGCCCTCGATTCGCACCGATATTTTAGCCATCAGCGACCACCTCCCGACATAGCAATTCCAGCCAGCGGTTCCGCTCCTCCACGTTTATGGCCGCTTCAATGTTTAGCACTCTGTCATTTAGCACCAGCCTCATCTGTGGCGTGATCCCTGGCCTGTATCTCATCAGTACCCTGTGGCTCAGGTCGTTTTTCACTTGCTGGGCCGCATATCGCTCCGACCCTCTCAGCGGCTCCACTGCCGCCCACACTTTGCCTACGTCTTCCCAAACCACTTGGCTCCCGCCATAGCCATCATCAACCCGCACGCTTCGCTGGATTGTCACCCGCCTCCGTAGCCGCCCAGCGCTCATATCATCATCACCCTATATGGGTGTGCCAGCTTATACACAGAAGTGGGCAAAGCGCCTGTAATTTGTGCCTGGTATTTGACTTCGGTGGGCTGGCCTTCCCTGTTTTCATACATATGTCCTACTAACATCATGATGGCCTGGCGAATAGCCACAGGTACCTCATTTGGGTCGTCTCCATACCCAGCCACATAGCGCACTCGCAACTCATCCCCTGGCACTGCTTTTAGCACCAGTAACTCTTTGGCTAAAAGCTCATACTGGCCAGGCTCTAGCGGCTTGCCGCCTGCCACAACTTCCTCAATTTCAATGATAGGCGGCCTCGGCAAATAGATATATCTGCCTGGCCGCTCCAAAATCATCTCCCACGTTTGCCGCAAAAAAGCCCGCAAGGTGTACTGTTCCAACACCTCACGGGCCGCTTTAATTAGATTTTCCAGCGTTCCGTTTTCTTCTTCGTTGTCCACCCTCAGGTACGTCTTGACCGCCTCCACCGTCACCGGCTCCTGTGTCGGTGGGGCTATCAGCCGCAGGATCATCCTGCTTCACCTCCGCTGGGCCATCCAAACTCTTGTCCAGCTCTGCCGCCCCAGCGTTCAGCCAGGCCCTAGCTGTTTTATCATCAACATCCACCACCATGCCAGGCGAATAAACCCGGCTGGTGGTGGCCAAGCTCCGCAAAATCCTGATCCTCATAGCGCTCCCCCTTATGCACCAGGCACCCGCAAAACCCTGATGGCGTTGGGCCGCACTACGCCGCCGCCTACTCGGAAGTGCGCTTTGAAGCCTACCAAGCCGCTCTCAGCGTACAGCTCCACCAAGCGCTGAACGCTCAAGCCCATGCGGTCTCTGATCTGATAGCCTGCCCGAATATCGCCGAAAATGGCCACATCTCCGGCGTTGCCCGCTTCTGGAATATCGGGCACAGCTTCCTGGTTATAGATGGGGTAGCCTGCAAAAGTGTTGGGTCGTCCAGCTTGCAAAGAGGGTTGCCACAGATACTGGTCATTGCTGTCTTTCAACAGCCGCAAAGCAAGCTCCGTTTTGGAATTGACGATAAATACGCCGTTTTGTCTGTACTGGGCAGGCACCTCATAAATGAGTTTCAACATATCATCTGCTGTAATAGCGCCGCCTTGCCCAGCGTCAACCCTTTCAACAATGTTGCCGTTTAAAATACCCTCAGGCTGTCCATTGCTGTGGCCTGTACCGGCGATAAAAGCGTTATCTTCGGCCTCAGCTACCGCTCTGCTGAAAGAGTCCACCACAATGCTCTCCAACGCCACATCAGTGTCCATCAGCTCATCTTCACCGATCTTGGTCAGCCCGTAGAGGTCTTCAATGTAAATGTAATCCTCGCTGGGTACCAAATCCGATTCGACTAAATCCGCACCTGTTTCCAGCTTGCCCCAGCCCACCTGCACCTCGGTCAGGCTACGCCGCCGCACCCTGTTGCTATTGGTTGTGCGTACAGTGGCAAGCCCCCGCATAACACTGATCTGAGGCAGTTCCCTATAAATCTCTGCTTCAAGCTCCTCAGGAATGAGAATTTGCCCCGTATCGTCCGAAACAAGCGCCTTTTTCTCTTCAGGAGACAGCGCACCTTTTCCCTCCCGCATGAAGCGGAAAAATGCCGCTTTTTTGTTGCTAGGCTCCTTGTCTTCCTTGCTCTCGCTGGAAATTGGAGGCCGTTTAATCATCGTTTCGAGCTGATCAATCCGCTCGTTAACCTTGGCCTCAAACTCCTTAAACTCAGCCGCCGACAACAAACCTTTTTGCTTCTCCTCAAACTTCTCCCGCAGTTCTTTAATCAACGCTTGAAGCTCTTGCACTTTATCCATGATTCAACACCTCCAATAATTTTTTGGCTTCGCTTATGGCCTCATCCAGCAAGTGCCCATCCAGCGGCTTGCTGTCCTGAGTGGTATGATCCGGCTCAGGATTGGCCTTCTCTTCCCAAGGCGGCACTCTGTCCATTTTCTCATAATACCTGGCCAAGTGCCGCCTAACCCCAGGTAAGTCTCGCTCAGGTATATTAACGCCGCCCCTGGCCCCCTGGACTGCCGCCGCCGCCGCAAAGATAGCCCTGGGAACAGCCCTAAGCTCACCGTCTATAATATCAGCGATAGGCAACTTATATGCCCCGAACGTATCAGCCGCCTCGCTGTCATACCACACAAAAGCCCGTCTGTACTGTTGCCAGTCAATGGTGTCCCTGTCCCCACTCCCATCACTGGAAGCCCAGCGAGCCACCCTTGCCTTGGCCATATCGCTGTCCCATTCTCTGTTTTCATCTGCCAGCGGTAAGTCCTGAAACGGCACAACAGCCTTGACCGCTGTAACCTGGGCTTTTGGATTCATGGGGAAAGTTACAAGTGACCACTCCCATAGACGTACCTCTTTAAGCCGCCGCACCGATCCATGCCAGGTTTCTTTGATTGTGTCGTAACCGATAGACAGCCCCCGCAAAGCCCCTTGTTTGAGCAAAGCATAAGCCTCTCGACCCCTGCTGGTCTCTAGGTTGAGCTGTCCTCTAACCCGCAATCCTTTCCCATCCTCGTAAGCCTCTAGCGTTACGCCGATAGGCTCCCTTACATCGTGTTGCCAAAGGATCGGTAGCTTTGGGTTTTCTTTAAGTGTTTTCTTAAACGCCCCAGGCTCAATCACATCGCCGCCTAAATCCTCGTTCCCAAAAACTGCCGCATAACCCTCAAACACTCCGGCCTCGTCAAGCTGTTTCACTTCAAAGCGTAAACCCAGCTTTTCCACCCTTCTCACTCCCTTCTCAAAACTCTATAACCCACCGCACATCTACACCTTGGGTGCGCTGGTGGCACATAGGTGTACGGTATAGCCGCCGTAGCCCCTGGGTATGTCTCTTCCAAACCAACCGTCATGCCGTCAAGTGGGCCGCAATGTGGGCAAACCCTTTCATCATGGGCCGTCATCCACACTTTGACCACTTGGCCGTCAAAAAAGCCTGCCGCATTGGCCTGCCTGATCGCCTCAAGCTGGCCAAAGTTATAGGCAAAGGCCAACTCGGTCCGGGCTATCGTGATAGCTCGGTATCGGTGTAAATAGCCAGCATAGTTGCCAACCTGGTGCATGATCTTGTCAGCTTCCAGGCCCTCATCCCGTAACGCCTCCATGAAGCGCAAAACCGCATTGGCCTGTTTGGCTGTCAACCCGATCAGTGGCCGAATGATACGCCCCAGCTCATCAGGAGAAACTGGCGTGACTACCGTATACTGGCGAATGACCAGCCTGATTGCTTCCCGCTGATTGGCAAAGAGATTGGTGATAAGCTCGGCGCTCCTGGTTTGTATCCACTCATCAATCCGCTGGCCTGTAGGCGTAAAGAAGAAAGGCCGCCCCGCAAATTCGCTTATGTCATCGCCCAATACCTGGGCCGCCGTTTGCATAGCTTCCAGCCATTCTTGCCTCAGCACGTCAATCACAAAGCGGGAATAGTCCTGTTGCCACTGCAAAAGCCATTCCAGCGGCATTTCCCTGTCCCTGATAGCGTTCCTAAGCTCCTGGTATTTGATAGCCTCACGCTCGGCGTTCCATGTGCTGTATAGCCAGCGCACCACTTTTGGCTCTCTAGCGTTGAGATAGCGCCGCAGTTCAGCCAAAACGTCCCTGGTGTTTACTGGTATGGGTCGTAAATATGGTGGTATGCCTGGTGGGTCATAAGGCGGCACATATTCGCCTCGCCCTGGCGCTCCTGGGTCTGGAATTGGGCTGGGCCTATCCCGTCCGTATGGGTCAGCTTTTACCTTCATTCCTCTGTCTCCATTCCTCCGCCGCCCACTACATTGAGCGGCAACAAATTCCCTGGCACCATCAGCACGTCACCACCTTCAATCTCTTCATACCCCAGCAACGCCCTGGCTTCGTTCCTGGTCAAAACGCCTTGCCGCACGGCCTCCATTGCCCGATCCCAAACGGCCCCCCGGTCTTCTTGCAGGGCTTCAATCTCATCTTTGTCGTAGTCCACAAAAAGCTGGTCGTCCCCAAATTTGGGCACCAGCCAGTTGTTCAGCTCGTCTTTGAGCCAATCCATGAGCGGCAAAACCGTCTCGGTGTAAAACGCCAAGCGTGCCTCCTGATAGTTGCTATATGTCTTGTTTGATGTGTCCCCAATCAATTCAGGCGGCACGCCAAAAGCAATGGCAATCTCCCTGGCCGACAGCTTCAAACCTTCCAGCCAGTCCATATCAGCAGGCGTTAATGACAAGTCTTTCCAATCCATGCCGCCTTCCAGTAACAGCGGCCTGCCAGCGTTCTTAAAGCCTGCATATTGCTCCTGTACCTGAGCTTTGAGCCTGTTAAACTGCTCTTCGGTCAGTTCCTGCTCAGTAACCAAAGCCCCTGGTGGCCTGGCCGCATTTTGGAGCAAAGAGACGTTCCACGCCCTGCTTTCGTTGTTTTGGTCAATGCTCCTGGCCGCCGCTTCAATCGGCCCCATGCCATACCAGTCATTGAGGGGATTGAACAACTTCAAGTGCAAGACTTCCTCCGCTTGCAACCGCACTTTGTGACTGTCCACCTGGTACTCATAGCCGCCGATTAACTGCTGAGCATTGCCTGGTATCACTTTAACCCTGTCAGGCCTCAGCACATAAAGCTCCTTAGGTGGCCTGTTCTCTGGCCCAACCGCTTCAATGTAGCTATTGCCGCTCAACATCAAAAAAGCCACCACGTTCTCAAAAAACCGCCCGCTCCCTTGCAGTGGGTTGGGCCGCTTCAGCAAGCTCACCA